GGATACTCTTTAGCACTTTGTAATTGAGACGCTATTTGTCTAGCAGTCTTTTCAGAATAACCCGCCATAATTGCACATTCAGTTGCGGTCTTCCGGTTCTCTTGAGCTACGAGATGATGAGCAAATTCTATCTGCTTTGGAGTTAAATTATCTCTCATTTCAGATAATTCTTTTGTCAAAACTATTGGATCTCCTGGACTTCTTAGTTTCATAATTATTTTCTATAAAGAACATTTTAGTCAAAATCAATCTAAAAACTTAACAAATATTGAAAAGGTTGCTCGTCTAGAGGTTTGGAAGAATACTTTGTTCTTCGGAAGAACGGTTGGAAGACCCTTTTTTTTGGACTAACCTACTGATTTTACTAACTATATACACTTTGGAAGAACGGAAGAACGGATTTTGAAATATTTTTTTATTTTTTTTTTATTTTGTGTCAATGGTTCTTCTATAGTAAACTATTCTTCCGTGGTCAGTGGTTCGTGGTTGTTTATCCTTTCGCAATCACATACTTTTCCCTCCTTTTTGTTTATATTAGCCATTGACCACGACTATAGAACAATATAAAATCCTATATAGAAATGGACATAACAATTAAAGTGAAGACTCTAGAGGGTAAAGAATATTCCTGTACCTTTATCGGTGATAAAGATCAAATATTATCGAGTATGCAAGACTACATCAAAAGAAATATAGACAATCATGTCAGTGTTGTATTCTCAAATACAGAAGAAAAGGAGCATTTTACTTATCCAGAATTGTTCTGTCCCCAATAAGAAAGGTAGAAAGAAATGAGTACATTAGACATAAGTAAATATATATTAACAGAGGGGGTAAACGCATGACTTACTTAATAAACGAAATTACCTTCTATAAAGTAGATGATGAGGGTGAAGAGGTTGTAGACAAAAATGGAAAGACAATTGAATACACCTTTAAACCTGGGGTCAGAGTCAAAGCCATGGAAAATTTTACAGATGACTTTGACGACGATATCATGGAGGTAATAAAAAGACCGGATGAAGAATTATAAATTCGATAACATTAAAAAACTTTTATTAGAAAAGCATGGTTGGGTCCGTGTCCCTTGGTGGATACCAGGGGCGGACCTACCAAGAGATTTTGGAATAATTAGAGAGGATAGAAAAGATGACAGGGAAAAAAAGACATCTCGAAGCGAACAGGGGTGATCGTGAAGGATCACTCCGGCATCAGATAGAAATGGGCCGTAAGAGAAAAGCTAGAAAGGTAGCTGAGAAGCTCATGGGTAAAAATTATTTTACGAACATGCAAGAGGTAATGCTCAAGGCAGCAATAGAAATGGGAGAAAAGAAAGATGTATAAATATTTAGATATTCCTGGGTGGTTTAATATGCACGACGCCATGATGAACCTAGTCAAATATTGTGAAGACGGAGATGACATTGTCGAGATAGGATGTTTTGCCGGCAGAAGCACAAGATTTTTATGTGATGCACTAGAATTAAGTGGAAAACACGACGTTAAAGTTCATGTGATAGATACCTTTGAAGGCTCGGGTATGGAGCATGCCAACGTCAATTTAAACAGTATGTATGACGATTTCATGAGAAATTTAGAAGATCACATTCAAGATGAGAGAGTAATAGTCAATGTTAACAAGTCCGATAATCAAAATATCCTTGATTTCTTTGACGATAAATCGGTATTCGGGGTTATTGTAGACGGAAATCATACCTACGACGCAGTCAAACAAGACATTATTAATTGGTGGCCCAAGATAAAGGACGGTGGAATTATGGTCGGGGATGATGTATCCTTGGAGTCTGTAAAGCAAGCTGCTTTTGATGGATTCGCACACCATGGAATTGATACATACAATGTTTGTAAAGGGGTTGAGGGATGGTTCTCTCAGATAAAAAACGACCGAAGCAACGAGGTAGCGGACAGTCTGAAACTAGTTCCAGGCCAAAACTGTATGAGGTTAGATGGCTAGACGCTTATGAGATGGAATCTGGATGGCACAGTTTAAAAGACGCAATGAAAATTACACCGCCCGAAGTCTGTTCGGTAGGCTATGTTCTTCAAGAAAAAAAAGAATATCTGTTAATAGCTGCGGACATTGGCTCTAGTAAGATGGACAATGACGTTGGTCGGGTGCAAGTGATCCCTGGTCAGTGGATCGTGGACAAAAAAGAAGTCAAGTAATTTATTTAAATTTTACTATAGATATTGACTTGCAAACTTTGATATACTAGAAGTTCTCATGAAAAAATATGAATTAGATCACAAGGCCTTGACGCCATTTGAGCTCAGAAATCTCCTGATCGCTTCACTACAAAATAAAATATCGAAAGTAAAATCTAATCCAACTGAGGTCGAAAAGCCTTCGGCTCCACAATAAAAGCCTTATCTAGCATAGAATCTACTTGAGTCATCATATTATCCCAATCCTCTTCTAGATAGCCATTCACCACCCCGTCGGAAAAAGTCACTAAGACTTTACCTACTGTATCTTTTAATACCGGGTCGTATACTTGATGTCGTTGGACAGCAAGTACGATTTTTGTTTTTATATCGTTCAACATAGCGTTGTCCTTTGTAAAAGCGGGAGATCGAAACAGGGAAATACTCCCGCTCTTATAGGTATTTATATAGTTTTTTTGGGTAAAATGATACGAAAAAGTCAAGTAAAAAAAGTACCCGCCCTGGGCGAAACGAGGAAAATACGAAACCCCAAAAAACCAAGGCGGGTCTTCTGTACGTCTCACCCGCTGTTCACGGACGGGTGTAGACCAGACGTACTATTCAATCGTTTCTAGGCTTACGATCGAAACTTCACCAAAGACAGGAGAAAGTAAGGAAAACTCCTGTCCTTGGATTTCTTGCGAGAGCAAGTCAGATCTCATCCATCTGATTGGGAGGTAGACTTCTGAGATAATTACTGATTCTCGCTATCAGTAATCAAGAGGAGAGATCAACTATGGAAATATAGTCTTGCGGAGACTGTGACCCCTCCTCTTCATTACTGAAGAGTCCTATTCCTCAAATTCTTTTCAAACAAACTTTCTATATCGTCAAGTTCATTGAGGTCTCCGTTTAAGATTTGCCTGCAGCTCCTCAGAGAATTGATCTCCCCTTGGACTTCTGCCATGGCCCATAGCTCTGATAGCCAATGGTACGCAGAACCTTTTTCCTTGTCGTATTCCAGGCTAGGCTCTGCATTATTTTTAATCTTAGACTCAATGATCTTAATCATGCTATCTTTTAATTTCTCTTTTTCTTTTTGAGTTAAACTATAACTACGCTTGGATTCTTTTGTCATACTCTTTGTCTACCAATTGTGAAAGGATACCTGATATTTTCTTATCCTTTCCTGCTAGTCTTTTTAACTTCTTATGAGTTTCTACTCTCACAATAACTGATTTATATTTTGTCGTATCGGTCATACTATTTCTCCCTTTGTATATTCTTCTAGAATAGTAAAGAGCGCCTCCATGTCTTGGATCAGCACTTTATACTGTAATTTATGTTCGTTAGTTAATCGGTGAAATCCTTTAGTTTCTGGAATTTCATTGGCTTTTGCCAATGCTTCATCAAATACTGCAAAGGTTCCCCCTAGCTCTTCTTGTTTTTCTCGTTCTAGTTCGTTTACTCGTCCCATTTTATTCTCCTGTATTTCTAAGATAATATATAGTATCTCCTATTGTTATTGTCAAGTGATTATTAAAAATAAATATTTTTACCTGCGACATTATGTCCAATTGCTTTCTCCATGTTTATGGGATAATATGGGATTACGAAAGGAAAAAACTATGGAAGATAAAAAAGAAACTCTTGAGTTCGGTTGGAAATACAACGAACCCTGGAGAAAATTAATAATAAACAAAAGTCCTGATAGTGATAGATACATCATACAAGTATACGAACACGAGTGGGATGATGAAGGAAATCTAACTCGAAGAGATCTTATCATTAATTCAATAGTTGAGAGTCTCGACATTCTCTACAAAGACTAACAAGTCGGGGGCTTAGGCCCCCTTCTTTTTCTTCCCTTCTATCAACCAAGATTTAAGTTTTTCACCTAACGATTGTGATGCTAAATCAATCTTATTTCTGAGACTACTTACAATGTTTTCATCAACAGTTTTCTCAGATATCAAATCAATATAAGTCACATTATTCTTTTGACCGATACGGTGCGCTCTGTCTTCTGATTGAATTCTTTTTTCTAAGTCATAGTTATTTGAAAAGTAAATAACAGTATG